TAACGGAACGATGCTTGGCTCTATAACTTCAACAAACAAAGGATTAAAGTTATCTAATGTAGATAATGGTTATATTGATTTAGCTACATTTGACTATTCTATATTAGATATTGATAAGGAATTTACTATTGTAGGTCGAATTAAAAGCCCAAGCGATATAACTCGATTGCAATCTGTATTTGCCTCTGCTTACCTGGCAAAAATGGTAACACTTAACATTCTAACACCTTCGGGATTAGTATTTGGGTGGTACTTTGGGGGTTATACTACAAAGTCAATTGTTATTCAAGCTAATACAGAATATGATTTTGTTGGAATAATACGCAACAGAGTTGTTACATTATATGTTAATGGAGTAGAGGCTACTACAACGGGTGCTAGTGGAAACGCTAGTAGCGTAAGTAAGACATATATCGGTAGTCGTACAGATGGAGATAATGTTACTAAATCTGACGCTGAATATATTGACCTCCAAATCCACAACCGAGCATGGACAGAACAAGAAGCGATTGACTACCACAATTCATTTGAAGTAACTCAGATAGATAAAACAATCGAAGACTTAAATGTTGGAGATACAATATAAAATATAGATTATGGATTTAACAGGAAAGTGGATTAAAGGCACAGGATCATATGTAGTTTCTGAAGTTGCACCTATAAGTGTGAAGGGGAATGTTGTGACTAATGGAACATTTGAATCAGATACAAACTGGGCAAAGGATTCTGGTAATACAATATCTGGCGGAAAAGCTAATTGGGATGGAACTCAAGTTACTGATAGCGTGATGTATCAAGGAATAATTTCTGGGCTTGCAGGAAAAACAATGAAGGTTAGCTTTACGGTAAGTAATTATTCGGCTGGTAACATTGATTATAGATTTGATTTTAGTACCGCAAGTTATTCCCCAAAGGTTAATTCTAATGGTAGGTATTCATTTATTGGTAAATCTATTACTTACGCTTACTTTGCTTTTAGAGCCGACTCGTCTTTTATAGGTTCTATAGATGATGTAGTTATAGAATATCTACCCGAAGGCTATCCCTTATTAGATCAAGGCGATAAAGTCCTACAATGCACTTCGGCAGGAACGGTAGCTTTCCCAAGTGATGTAGCTTATGGTACTTGGGAGTTTTCGTGGAATAGGGCAAATTCTGGAGATATTCGGGTTGGATTTATTTCTGATTCTCAAAATAATTATAGCGGAGATAATACATACAGTATATGGGCAAGATCAAATCATGTATTTTATCTTTTAGAATACTTTTCTGGAATAATGACTACTGGAAGTAATTATCATTTTAATAACATTTGGTACAGGATAAGGGTTACTAGAACATTAGATGGAGAGTTTTATGTCTATATAAAAGGAGGTTCATTTGGAGCGGATGATTGGACTTTAGTTGTGCCAAACATTGGAACAAATCCAGTAACAAATATGGCAAATATCGAATCACGATATTTTGTAATAGATGCTAATGTGGGTGATAAAATAGCAAACATTAAAATAACTAATCAAGTAAAACAATGAAAAAGTTAATCCTAATTATATTAACGGCACTCTCTATTTCAGTTAGTGCCCAAGACTATAATCCTTACATACAAGACCTTACACCTATAGAAAGAGAGTGGAAGCACAAGGAAGCGGTTAAAACAATAGCCCTATACTCAGCCTCAATACTACTCGATGCAGTTGGTGACGGATTGAATGATGATGGAAGTAAAGTTCTTGGTCATGCTCTACAGGCGACATCTACAGGATTACTTGTAGCAAGCCCGTTTATACTTGATGTACATAAATATAATTGGGGTTGGTACGCAGCGTCTTATATCAGTCTTAGGATAGGTCTATTTGATAATGCGTATAACATTACACGAGGCTTGCCTATGGGTTACGTAGGTAACTCTAGTCTTTGGGATAAGGCGGTAGATCAAACCAAAAGTACGGAAGGCTGGATTATAGCGGGAAGATCGTTTTTCTTTTTACTAGGATTTACAATACCAATTAACGAGTTGTAAATTTGGAATTGTCATAAATTTTACTTATATTTGCACCTTATCTTAAAATAAGGTATGTGCTATTTTACTTTAATCAATAAAACTTAAATTAGATGTCAGAAAACAAACATCCTCTTATGGCAAGCAAGCCTGAGAGAAAACCAAAACCCCACCGCAAACTTATATTCCTTTCTGGATTTAAGAACGTAGGCAAAGATACTGTAGCTGAGTTGATTAGGGATATCTCTCCCGATCCTGTAGTTATCACATCCTTTGCTGATGCAGTCAAGACTGAGATATACCCTAAGCTTGGTAAAGAATACACCAAAGAAACTGACGACAGAGAGTGGCGTGATGCTCATCGTTCCGAAATTATTCAATACGGAGAAGGTCAGAAGATGAACTTCGGTCAGAACTATTGGGTAAAGAAAACTCTTGACGAATTACTAACAAAGGAATATGCTAGGCGTGTAGACTACCCTCATATCATTGTCACTGATGCAAGACGTGTAGAAGAGTTAATGTGGTTCAAGCACTTTAAGTTAGGGCACTTTGATCAACTAAAGCCAGCGTTACAGGTGTATGATCCTGTGATGTTTGTAGTTCATCGTGAAGGTGCTAATCTTGAAGACAAAGATTTCTTAACTCATATTGCTCTTGAGTATGCATCTGAGACTAGGATGTTCAACGATATGATAAAGAACTACAAAGGACTTAAGGAACTGAAACAGCAAATCTCAGATTTATATGTTCGTTCACTTAAGTAATGCCAAAGGTCTATTTAGATACAGGTCGGACGACTGAACGTATTAAATACGATTCTATCAATATATCTGGAAAATTCATTCAGGTATATGACGACGTGTATCCTAAACTTTTAAATTTATCGCCCTGTTCAATTCATCTTCTATTTTGGATGTCTGATAAGATGAGCGATTATAATCAAATTATTCTAAATAAAAATTCAAGAGGTGAGTTCAGAGCCGACGTTAAAGGAAGATATAAAGACTCTACAATTAAGGCATCTATTAAGTCATTAATTAACAATGGATTAATTATTAATAGCAGTGAAAAAGGAAAAAGAGAATCACTGTATTTCGTTAATCCATTTCACTTCTGGAAAATAGGTTCTCAAAAAGATAGAACCGAATCAATTAAAGGTTACTTATACAAACTTAAAGAAAATGAAACAAATTACATTCGACAGAGAGGTGAGGGAGAAGCTTGAGTCAGGCGTTAAGAAACTTAACGATGCTGTAAGCTCTACATTAGGAGCAAGAGGTAGGAACGTTATATTTCAACAAGGAAGAAACTTCCTAGTAACTAAGGATGGTGTTACAGTTGCAAATCAGATTGAACTTGAAGACCCTGTAGAGAATGCAGCTTGTCAGATTGTTAAAGATGCAGCTAAGCGTACAGCTAGAGATGCTGGAGATGGAACAACATCAGCAACGGTTATAGCTAGTGCCATTATTGACAAGGCGTTATATTACGTTGGAGCGAAAGCAAATCCAATGGATGTCAAGCGTGGTATTGATATGGCGGTTGAAGACGTAATACAATACATCGACAAAGTAAAGAAAGAGGTAAGTGGATATAATGATATTTTCAATATAGCTCGTATCTCTGGAAATAACGATGATGCTATTGGCACTATGATTGCAGATATCTTTGAGGAGATCGGAAAGAGTGGAGCTGTAAGGTTAGAAGAGACACAGGGTAATGATACTACGGTAGACGTTATTGATGGCTGTCAATTCAATGCAGGATATATCTCTCAGAATTTTGTTACTAATCAAACAAAGAGAACAGCAGATTATGAAGATGCTTTAGTTCTTGTTACGGACAAAGTATTTCAAGGATCATTCGAGGAACTTATTCCAGCATTAAAGATTGTTGTAGAAAAGTCAGACGAACTTAAGAAACATATTCCGCTTATAATCATATGCGGTGGCATGGAAGGTGAAGCTCTTGGATCGCTTGTTATCAATAAGATTAAGGAGAAATTTCCTGTCGTAGCGGTAACTGCACCCGATTTTGGTACACAAAGGGACGAAATCCTACAAGATATCGCAACTATTACCTCTGCAACGGTAATATCTGAGGAAAAGGGTCTGAAGATGAATGACATTCTTCCAGAACATTTTGGTTATGTGGATAGAGTTATTGTAGATCAATTTACTACAACTCTAATTGGAAGACACGGATCGAAAGAAGATATTTCAGCACGTGTTGAAACAATCAAGGATCAGGTTAAAGAAGATAGGAATGGAACTCAGGAGTGGAGATTAAAGAAACGTATCGCAAGCTTAGAGGGCGGTGTTGGTGTTATCTATGTTGGAGGAAACTCTGAGTCGGAAATGAAAGACTCATACTTCAGAATAGAGGATGCATTGGCAGCTACTAAAGCGGCACTAAATGATGGCTATGTAGCTGGAGGTGGCGTAGCATATCTCAGGGCTTCACTAGAGGCTGAATCTAAGCTTATCTCTGACGACCTAAGTGATATTACCCTTGGGTACAAAAGTCTCTTAATCGCTCTTAAATCGCCTTTAAAAACGATTGCTCAAAATGCAGGTAGAGAGGGTGCGATTGTAGTTGATAAAGTCTCAACAAACAAATCAGTGAATTATGGATATGATGCACTGCAAGATAACTACGGAAATATGATTAGTAAAGGCATTATTGATCCTGCAATTGTGGTTAAGACCGCAATTAAAAATGCAGCATCAGTTGCCGGGATGCTAATAACAACAAACTGTGTAATTAACGATATACCAAAGAAATAATGAATGCAATTGGAATTATAAGAAAGATTTCAGTGGGTGATATCAAAGAAGGTATCACCTACAAAGTAGGTCAATCAATGATGGGCGGAAGGCTTGTCATAGAACAAATCCTACAAAACATAGATATTTCAGAGCCTAACCTAATGTTCGAAGTTTACGTAAGTGAAGAAGGAACTAATAACGTGAGGCTCTGGAAGCAATTTATAAATGTACCTGTATCACTTGAATATGACATAAGCATAGATGAAGCCACTGAATAATAGAACATTAGTGGAAGTGGAACAGAGGGTGAACGATAAAGTCATGGTAGGTGACAAAGAGTTCATCCTTGATTCTGTCTTCCGTGAATATTGGAATACAGTTCAGATGGCTGTGGTAATCGAGTCTGACATGGAGATGCTCGAACCGGGAGATGTTGTATATACACATCATCTTGTAAATTCGCCTGAACAAAAACTACCAATAGAGGGTAGGTACAGTTTTCTTGAATACACTCAAATATACTGCCGAGTACGGAATAATGAAATGAAAGTATTAGCGAACTACGTTTTAGTAGAGCCTGTTACATACGGAGATACAGGAATATCTAAGTCAAAGCACGGCTTACTGATGAATACAAAATCTCCTAATGAAAGGATAGAGCGTGTAGGTATTGCTAGTTTACTGAGTGAGAACGCTTTACAAGCAGGACTTAAGCCTGGGGATAAGATTCTCTTTGATAAGAACTGTGAGTATGAGATACTTGTTGAAGGTAAGCTATACTACCGAATGGAACTTCGTGATGTAATTACTACGTTAGATAATTGGGAAGGGTTAACATTATGAAAGAGTTCTTCGACAGTTATTTGCACCTAAAGCAATATCCAGAGTTCGATAAAGAAAAGATCGAGAAGAGACATAGGGTTTGGATTGAGGATGATGCAACTGGAGGAATGGGTCATTGGGATAATCCTCCTTGGCTATTCAGTCCTGATCTTGCATTTGAATACGTCATGTTAGCATATGCTCCTGATTCATCTACAGTTAAGATAAAGGACTTTCAGATCAGGAAAGAAAAGGCTATGGAGCAGTGCAAGATACCTAAAGATCAACAATCAAAAGTTCTTAAGAATGAGAACCCCATGATTGGCGATATGATTACTAGGCTCTTTCGTGAACTAAATGATTTCGAATACGAACTGATTATCAGTGGAAAAGAGGCTATTCAAACTCTACTTGAAGTTGTAAGAAAGCCTGTTGATAGCAGACTTCTTGATGACAAAGAACGTAACGCTGTAAAGGCGAAGCGAGAATGTTTTGAAGACGCTGAAGCTCTAATGGGAAAGATTAAGACACTCGTAAATCAAATGAGTGCCATTAATGAAGACCTTGGAGAACACGCTAAAAAGTCTGTCTTTCAAGGAGGTCTGGCTGAGAGGTTGGCAAATTCTGTGAATAAAACTTGATAATCTCGTAAATTTTTCGTATCTTTGCATAATGGTTCTCAAGGAAAAGCAAATTGAAGTAAACTATAAGATAACCTTATTTGAGAAAAGTCAAGGTCAGACAGTTACGTTGTGCGATGTAGACATTGTTCTACCTAAGATGCCTACGAAAACTAAGATGCTGAATCATGGGCTGAAGAAGGATAAGCAAGTCTGGACTAGGCGTAAGCTACCAGATACTTTTCATTGGGATAAATTAGAGACAGACTATACCGATGAAGAGCTTGATTTTATTGAGCAGGACTTCGATTACAGGATAAACGGTGTTTGGATATTGATCAATGGCGAGCCAACTTGGTTGTCAGGCACTCATTACTTCTACTTACAGTGGGGGAAAATAGACATCGGTTATCCTGAATATAGAGACAGGGATAGACGGTTTTTTACATTTTGGGAAGCGGTTGTTCGTGATCCTCTTGCACACGGAATGATTATGGTAAAACATAGGCGTGAAGGTGCTACATTTAAAGGAGCTGCGATTATCCTTGAATACATTACACGAAATGCAAAAGCAAATGGCGGTCTTCTAAGTAAGACAGGTACAGATGCAAAAGAGTTCTTTTACAAGCTGGTTAAGATGTTCCGTGCAATGCCGAGATTCTATCAGCCAATGATTGCGGGTACTGATAATCCTAAGACCCTGTTGGAATTTGATAAACCGGGAGAAAGGGTTACAAAGACAACTAAAGGTGTTCAGTACTCAGACGCTTTGGAATCTAAGATAGAATGGAAGAATACTGCTGAAAACTCCTTTGACTCATACAAGCTTAAGAGGTTTGTTTGTGATGAAGGCGGTAAGTGGGAAGAGGCTAATGTATTTAATAATTGGCAAGTTGTCAAACCTACACTGTCTGACAGGGAGTTAGGTAAAGCGTTCTTCCCTTCTACCGTTAACGAAATGACAAAGAAGGGTGGAAAGAACTTCAAGTTAATTTGGGATCAGAGCGACCCTAATGATCGCCCTGCTAACAATAGAACAAAGTCTGGTTTATACCAATACTTTACTCCCGCTTACGATGGACTTGAATATGACGGTATAGTCTTCATTGATCAATACGGTCATTCAATTATAGATTCTCCAGATAGTCCTGTTCTTGGAATAGACGGGAAGATGATTGAAATTGGAGCGAAAGATTTTCTGCTCGCAATTAGAGAATCTCTGAAGAATGATACAAATGCGTTAGCAGAACACAAGCGTCAGTTTCCTTTTGAAGTTGCTGAAGCGTTTAGAGTACAGACAAACAATTGTTCGTTTGATGCTGAGCGCCTATATCAACAGAGAGAGTGGAATGACATGCATGGAAGTAAAATGGTTACTAGAGGTAACTTCATGTGGGTCAACGAGTTTGGTGGTAATGTAAGATTTGTTCCATCAAAACAAGGTCGTTGGAACGTATCTTGGATAGATCCGAATGAAGAGAATCACAACAAGCGTAAACTAAGGCTTGGGAAATATTACCCCGGCAATATGGAAACGATTGTTAGTGGAGCTGACCCTTATGATCATTCAACAACAACTGATGATCGTAGATCGAATGGATCAATATATTCCTTTAAGTTATACAACCCTGCCGAGGAGCAGTCGTATCTTTTTATATGTGAATATGTTAACAGACCTTCTACCGTATTTGAATTTTATGAAGACGTTTTAAAGCAATGTATCTTTTATGGACATCAGGTACTTGCAGAGAATAACCGTGTAGGTCTTATCAATTGGTTTATCGAAAAAGGTTTCGAGACTTATTTAATGAGAAGACCAGAAGTAACACATACTTCTAATAGCCGTTCTCAAAAAACTCCAGGTGTTCCGACTTCTGGTGATGTAGTCCGTGATGCAATGATCAACATGCTAGAGATGTATGTTTATGATTCTTGCGGATTTAATTACGAATCAGGTAGTGGTGGTACGCTTTATTTCAATCACCTTGTTGATGATTTGCTTCAGTTCGATGCAAATGATTGGCAGAAATATGATGCCACTGTTGCGGCAGGGCTTGCATTGCTAGCCTCAAAGAAACACATAAGAAAAATAGAGCCAGAGAATAATGGCATGGCTCTAGTTAGACGATTTAAAATAGTCGGAAATCAATCACAACTAATTAAGAAAAATGGCTGAAAATAAGAACACTGGATATCCTAGTCATTAGCTCCCGAAGACGTAAAGGCGAAGAAGGAATATGGAATAGACTATTTACGTTCAATGTATAATGATTGGGCTGGAGAGAACGGAACGCTACTTGATTCGAGAAGAACAAGATGGCAGAAGTCTCGTAACTACGCAGGTGGTAAGCAAGAGTCTGGTCAATACAGAGATTTACTGAATGTAAATGGTGATGCATCATACGTAAACCTAGATTGGAGTATCGTTCCAATCATACCTAAATTCATTGACATTATTGTAAATAGTTTAACCAATGCTGATTATAGCATTAAGGCTACAGCAATAGACCCCGTTGCCACAGATAAACGTCTGTCTGATGAGGTTAAGATGAAAACTAGAATGATCACAAAGGAATTTATGGCAGAAATGGAAATTATTTCTGGAGTTCCTTCAAGTGGTAAAGATACATATACACCAGAAAATAAAGAAGAACTTGAGTTGTTTATGCAACTTACATATAAGCAGGCAGCTGAAATAGCTATCGAGCAAGGTGTTAAATTGGCTCTCACTATTAATGAATGGAAAGAAATAGCAAAGAGGGTTATACGTGATCTGGTTGTAATTGGAATTGGGGCTGTTAAAACTGAGGTAGACAATCGTGGCGTTATGATACGTTACGTTGATCCACTATACCTCGTTACTACATACTCAGAGAATCCTGATTTCTCAAAGATTACTCACGCAGGAGAAATGCGTAGAGTTACTATTAGTGAACTGAAAGCTGAGGCTGGAAACGAGTTCACCGAAATGGAGTATCAAGTTATTGCTAATAAATATTCTGGCAAGCATGGAAACGCTAAGCATTTTAGAGTAGTGCCAAATGTTGTTAATGGTCAAGAATACTATGATTACGACCACTTCCTTATTGATATACTTGATGCTCAGTTTATTGTACCTAACGACTTGGTATATGAGCGTAAAGAAAATAAGTATGGTGGGTCTACAATGAGTAGAAAGAAAGATACTTATAAGAAGCCAGAAAATAGTAAATACAAGCGAGAGATAACTAGAACTTCTTACGAATGTAAATATTCTGGAAAATTGATTATCGGTTCTGATTTAATATTTGATTACGGAATGGCTCATAATCAAGTACGCGCTAAATCAGCTCTAAGTAAAACAAAACTAGATTATATTATATACGCTCCAGATATTGACTTCATGAAGAATCAATCTTTATGCGAGCGCATGATTCCCTTTGGAGATCAAATTCAATTGGTACATTTAAAGCTACAGCATCTTGCAGCTAAAGCTCGTCCTAAAGGAATGGCTATGGAAGTTGGCTCTCTTGAGAATGTATCTAATGGTAAAGGTGGAGTTTTTACTCCATTAGAGATTCAGGATATATACGATCAAACTGGTGTGTACTATTACAGGTATATGCAAGACGACGGTGCTCCTAGTCAGGCTCGACCAATTACTGAACTTGATGGTGGAATGGGCGGTTCTCTGCAAGAGCTACTTGTCTTATATGATCACAACC